CTACGTTAAATGGTGAACCATTTCCACCGTTACCACCTCTACCTGGTTGAGATCCGTTACCGCCTGATAGACCATCGCTACCAGCGCCACCACCTCCGCCAGAACCTGAACCACCTGATGGGCAAGTGTTTCCACCTGTTCTATCTCCACCTGTGTTACCTTGACCTGGTGCGTTTGGAGATGCGCCACCTGCAGCAGAAGCTCCGCCTCCGCCTGATCCTCCTTGTTGAGGAGGGGCGTTAGAACCGCCACCACCGCCTCCGCCACCTAAAGCTGTGTATGTTGTACCACTCGCTATAACGACAGAGTTACCTCCATTAGATCCTGCACTGTTTTGTACACCACCTGGAGTACCAGCTCCACCAGCGCCTACAGTTACAGGAACAGCATCCTGAGGAACTGCTACTGCACTATTGCCTGGACTGTTGGTATTTGCACTATTAAAGAGAACGCCTCCGCCTCCTCCACCGCCACCTTGACGGTTGTTGTCAGCTCCAGCACCGCCGCCGCCTCCACCAGCAACAATTAATATGTTTGCTGTATTAGAAGCTTGGCCTGCTTGAAATGTACCTGACGAGTTAAATTGTGTAGTAGCTGCTGCTTGGTCTTGTGCATATCTAGTTACCTGAGATGGGCCTATTATCCCACCATTGTCTTTTGCAAAAGATGAAGAGCCTAAGTCTTTAGTTATTGTATTTACGCCTGCCATATTTACTCCTTATATTTTAACCCATTCTAAATTAGATGCATCCCAATAAACTTTAAAATCTCCAAAAACAATATTGTCTTCTTCATCTAAAGAATCTTCAGGACACTCACCTTCCCAACGAGTTTGACTTTCATCCCAATATCTATACACATCTTTTTGATCAGCTGTACCTTCTTTATAAAAAGTTGTGTTAGGTTCTGCAACTGGTGAATCGTATATTTTTGTAGAAGTATTGAATACCCAAGATGCAAATGGTTTTGGCATAATCCATTGATTATACGTATCGCTCCATTCACCACCTATGCCAGCTAGAGTTCCAGCTTCATAAGTGCCGTCTTTACTATAAGATTTAAAACTTACTATATTGCCATCTGGACCTGAGCCTACGATGGTTTGACAAAACTTTGCACCCTTTGATTCATCAGGTGCATCAGAACTATCAACTATAATAGTGTTTACGACTTTGTTGGAAGAATCCAAACAAGCCCAATATGTATCTGCCATATTATAACTCGCTTAAATTAATCTACTAAATCTTCGTATGATATTAAATATTCTAAATCGCCGTTAGCAGATGCTCCACCTTTAATGATATCAGCTTCTTCTAAATAGAAACCAGTATCTTTACTTATTAAAGCTAATGTAGAATCTGCAGGTACTGAAATAGTTTTTGCAATATGTCTATCATTTGATCCATCTGATCTTACTGTCATTGTCACGTCTGCGGCACTTGATCCATCGATGTTAGAAACTAATATAGTATTAATTTTATAAACATGATCTGATGCGCAAGTTAACAATGCAGTAGTTGTTGTAGTGTCCAATGCTCCAGTAACAACTTTACCGTTGATTGTAGCTACGTTAACTATATTTGGTACAGCCATTGTATATCCTCCTTATTGGTTAACCAAAAACAATAGCCATTGCTATTGCTTTACCTGTTGTGAACAAAGCAGTTTGTCCATCCAACAAATTTAATTCAGTAGCAGTTGATGTAACTAGAGTTCCCCCTAATTTTAAACCACCACTTGATCCGTCGTGTGTAGTAATATCTACAGTTACGTCTCCGTCTCCAGATGCATGACCTGCAATAGCCATACCTTTTGTAACTGTTCCATCTACTTCTGCAACATAAAAGTCTAATCCACCTTCTTCACTACCCGCTGTAGCGTCTACTGCTTTACCTTCAATACGTGCAAACTCTTGATTGTTTTGATCTGAGTCATCTGCAAAGAAAGTAATAGTACCAGAAAGGTCACCATCTACACCAGCTGCACCTCTATCATTTATAAATTTTAAAGATCCTGCTGTTGCACCATTGTTTGTATTTTCAATGTTAATAAACGGTTGACTTCCTGATGAAGACGAAGCAGTTATGTTACCGCTTGCTGCAAGTGTAGTCGTTTGTAAATTAGCTAATGCGTTGTGTACTTCATCTGATCCGTCTACATAAATAGCCATGTCTTTGCCAGGAGGTAAAGTTACTGTTTGAGCAGCAGTACCAGCTTTTAAAGTTAGGATAGAGTTAGAATCGTTAAGTACGAAATATGTTTTTTCTATGTTTGGAAAGGTAATGTTTTGTGTACTACCAGCTGAACCAGTGAATACTAAAACTTTATTACGACCATTTTCATCTGCATAAGATGTTGGTTCTGTTGTAAATGTTAAACTTACCGCTCCTGAAACTGCAACTGTAGCGATACCATCTGATGCGTCTTCGATACGATTCCAGTTATCATTTGTTTGTGCGCCCCAGGTTCCGTCATTCTCACCTGTTGCCATTAATCTTATACCAAGATTACTCCATGTTGATGCCATTGTCTACCTCTACGCTATTCTTAAAATTGCTGTTGAAGCACCCGCTGCAGGAAATTCTACAGTAAACGTACCCCCTGATACAGAAAAGTCTGCACCGAAATCTATAATCATAACAGCGGAGTTACCATCATTTGTATTATAAATGATTGCTCCTCTTGTTGTAAACGTAGCACTTGTCCATGATGTGTCTGCAAAGTCTGTAAATGCTGTTGTTCCTGAAGTATTTGGATCTACATTTGTTAATGTATTTCCCCCTGATGAATAACCAGTTCCAGTCGTTTCGTCTGAATTACCAGTCACGTCAGAGTAATTAGTTGTTGCGGCACCATAAGTTCCTGAGATGCTAGCATTAGCTTTAAACAACGCTATTTTAAATGCATCAGCTCCGTTATTAAAATCATGATCCCCTTCGAGCAACTCCTTTTTAAAAGTTGTGCAAATTGCCGATGTTAAGCCTGCCATATTTTATCCCCTTTTATAAGTTCCCATTTCACCGCTGATAAATTCATCGGTTCGTTTTCTTGTTTGTTCCTGTCCTATGAAGGTCTGTAACGCTCTATCATATAAAGCTTGATACCTAGATCCTTGGTCAGCAGTTAATTTCATAAATGAAGCTGCCTCTAACAACGATCCATACAGTAACAAATCAGGAGCATAGTCGCCTAAATAACTATTAGCATTAGAACTACTTAGCCCCGTTGGTAGTATAGTATACCCTATTTCTAGTGTATAGTCAACATCTGCACGAGGAGAAAATAACCATTTCATACCTCTATCTGAAGCTGAATATGCCCCCTCTCCGTAAAGAGCATAGAACCTTGGAGTGCCTTGTAGAGCTGAAACTCCTGCACTAAAATTCTGTGTAAACTCTCTTACAAATGATTGATCTTTTTCTTCTAAAAATTCACCTGTTAATATTTTTATATATCTTGTAACATATAAATCTTGTGGTAAATCTAGAAATGTATTATTAGCTGATAATGTAGTTTCAATAGTTTTACGATAAGCTGATATATCTGCCTCTCTGAATATACGCATTTCTGCAAACTCAATGCATAAATCTATAGGCGCTACACCAGATCCAGTAGCCGCTGTAAACTCAGCAGCATCGTTTTCTAAGAAATCTTGTATCGCTTGTTTAAGTTGTACGTATGTTAGTGCCATTAATCGCCCCAATCTCCTTTACCATATTGTCCTTGTCCATAAGGTGATTCATCTATTACAAGACTGATTATACCTTGTTGAGCAGTCATTGTCAACGTATCAGTGTCAGCAGCCCATACTCCATCGCCATAAGCTTGCTCACCCCAACCACCTGGACCGATAGCTGGTGCTCCTATGTTAATTTGTACTTCACCAATGTTTGCTTGAACTTGATCTTTACTAAATCCAACATCACCCCAAGCATCTTCACCCCATGAAACGCCTGATGGTGCTCTATCATTTTGATCTAGTGGTACATTGAAGTTTAATACTACTCCACCATATTGTGTTCCGTCACCTAGAATTGCTCTAGTTTGATCTTGTGATACTACAGCACTTACCATTGGTACTACAGTTCCTTGTTGTGCAGTTGTTGTTATTTCATCTCTAGTATAAGGGAATGCTCCGTATACATCTTCACCCCATGAAATAGCACTCATGTTAGGATCAACTATTACAGGTATAATAACTGTACCTTGTTGAGCAGTTGCTGCTAAACCTTGCGCATCTTCTTGGCCACTTATGTTAACAGTTCCTTGTACCGCAGTAGCTTCTAATCCTTGTGCTTCTTCTGTAGAATTTATTGTTACAGCGCCTATTGCAGATGTTCCAGCTAGACCTGATACACTAACAACTTGAGGAACAACAACTTCGTTTGCACCATGTAGTGCAGACATAGATAAACCTTGTGCTTCTTCTGTTACTGATATTTCTACTGGTCTTAAAAATGCACCTGCAGCAAATGATACTTTGCCATGTAGAGGTCCTAATCTTACTGTTGTAGTTTGACCTGCTAAATCGTTATCTGTTCTAGGTTTAAATAAAACATTACCCCTAGCACTCTTTAAATATTTTTGTGGTTCTAGTTGTGGGTGTTTAGGTGTGAACTCTGACTTGTCAACACGCATACCTGTCCACTCGGTACGTGCATTTTTATAAGGTCTTTTAAATCCTGTACGATCGTCTATGAAGACCGCATGTTTACCTTTTGCGTATTTAGCCATTTAGTAAACCTGTGGTTGTACGTAGAAACTTACTCTCTCCCTATCCTCATCTTTTGCTTTGGCCCAGTCTTCATCATAAAAAGGTTTTAATACCTGCAATCTATCAGGAGCTTTTTTCATAGCTAGCTCCACTGCTAAACCACTAATCAAAGCTGGTAAATATCTTTTTGGTATCTGTGGATTTTGTGAATACGTAGCAGATACATCTTCTGGATATTTAATTGACCAAGCAACAAACTGATAATATGTTTGATCTGGTATTGGCCATAGATAAATTTTATGAGTTGCTGTACCGCTTGATGTGAATTGAGCATTTCTCTCTACAGAAAATTGAACTGGTTTACCTGTATCACTTTTTGTTGGTATTTGTAAATATTCGTCAAGACTTATTCTTTCTAAAGAAATGTCTTGTGGGCTACTAGCATCGGAGTTATCCCTAATTACTCCATCTAATATATCAAGATGACTGCCTGCACTTACTGTAATATGATCTTGATCTTTAGTCATAGCTATTGTTTCTAAGTTTAATGTAAATAAATTTACACCATCGTTAACCCATTTTGTTAATAATAGGTTTAAAGAACGTCTAGCTGTTTTTAAATCATAACCACTTTTAGTTTCTATTCCACAACGTTCATACGCTTCTTGTATTATTTCAGCTGTGTCTAGATTAAAAGTATGTGTACCAGAAGTGACCATCTAGTCCTCCTATCCCATGAATACTGTTTTAATTAACCAAACAAATTGTGCAAAAACCATAACGCCAACAGTCCATATAATTTTCTGTATACTATTAATTGCTTTTTCCATGTGCCATAAATCGTTACTCTTGATAGTATCTATCTTTTGATTTAACAATTTCAGCTCACCTTTCATTTCGGTAATCTCTAGTTTATTGTTTATTTCTTCAGACACGTTATGCTATAAATGATGTAAGACTTTCCATCTTACCTACTTCAAATTTAGCATAAGCACCATTTGGAAATAATACTCCTTCATCTGGAACTGTGATATCTCTAGTTACAGTTGCTGAAGCTACAGTTCCTACTTTCATCAAGTTGGTTCCTGTTGGTGATCCGTCATTAAATTCAACCGTACCAGCTGCTGCATCATTTACAATGTATGCACCTTTTAATCTAATACGTCCTGCAAAAATTACGTCTGCTGCGCTATTGTTTATGCCTGCAGAAACGTTTCCTGCGGCTGCACCACTAGCAGCAATTTGTGTTACTGTTTTAAAATAACTTGAACCAGTTGCAGTACCTGTGTCTGCCCCTGTTATAACCTCTGTTTGTGCGTCTCCATTTACGTCTGTGCCTGTAACAGTGAATGTTATACCACTGTCATCACCTGCACTTAAAATAGTGACAATTCTTCCTGAAGATAAAGTTACTGATCCACCATCTGCTAAAGCTCCACCAAGGGTTAAGTTTCCTGCACCACTTACTGAAGCGGCACTAGAAATACCATCGGCATCTAAAGCGGTAGTATCAGAGATAAACTTTGATCTTACATCTGATTTTCCAACCATGTTAACTCCTTTTAATTGTTATGAGGAGGTTTTTACACCTCCCCATATTATAACATTATCTTTCTACTGCTGCAAATACGTAATCAATTGTCATTGATTTTGCTGCGGCTTCACCGTTCTGAATACCAAAAGAAATTGTCAGTTCTTCATCATCAGGTATATTTGTTAGTGTAGTTTCTTCTGCTACTAATGCATCATCAATAAATATTCTTACTGAACCATTTCCGCCATTACCTGTTGGGTCATAGTGAAATGCTACTGTTACGAATGTATCATCAGAGATAGTTGCTACTGAAGAGTTCGTAGTCGCAGTGTTGTTCTTTTCAATTAAATGATCCATAGTTGCTGCACCATCTGCTTTGATAAAGAAAATACCATCAGTTGTATCTAATGGAGTAGTATCTGTGATACCTAATCCCATTACAAAATCTGATTGTGTTGCGTCACTTACTTTAAATTTAGCTTTAAAAAATAAATTTTTACCAGCTACGTATTTAAACGATTCGCC